TCTGATGTTAAACCAAAGTCTTGATTTATAGATCCGTTGTTACCAAACTCTAAATCATATTGACTAGGTAGGTTATCCGGGCCTGTGCAACAGTCATTTAATACTTGAACATCACCTTGTGTAGTCCAACCATTAGCATTACCTGTTTCAAAGTTTCCGTTGGTGATTAAATTACCTGTGGTTCTCTCTTGAGCGTTACTTAGACTTAGACTTAATAGAAGGCAAAGGCTTGATAACAATAGTTTCTTCATCGATTTTTTCCATTATTTTTAAATTTTTTGTATACTGTCTGTAATCAGGTCTTAGCTTGTCATATTTTTTCCAAAGTGTATTAGCTTGTTTTCCTATCTTTCCTTCAAACGGACAAGGTGTTCCTGCTTGTACCATTGCCTCAAACACACGTGGATCTTGGCAGAGAAGAGATATTGCAGCTACTTTCATACCCATTGAATCTAATTGTCTTGATAGTTTTATTCTTTCACAGTTTTCATCTCTAAATGTTTTACCACCAGAGACACCCAAACCAAAAGTTTGAACTCCTGCACTTGCTCCAACACTACATACATCAACGCCAGATGAGTTTACACCAGGAGCAAAAGCACTTGGTGGTGCTGATCTTATGTTAGAAGTTGAATTGTTTGTTGTAGTTGAACTTGAACTTGATCCTGATTGATAAGTTGTAGAAGATGTGTATCCACCTTCAATAGCTGTGTTAGATCCGGATGTATTATTTTGTGTTGATCCAGCATTAGCATCACTTGTTAAAGCAAGTGATATAACTATTGCTAATAAAAACTGCCTAATCTTTTTCATCTTTTTTATCTACCTCATAAAACATTCTGTCAGAGTCCTCAGTAATCAGCCCTTTGTTCTCAACATTCCAATAGGTTGTTTGTACCTTGTAGTCTGGCCAGTTGTTCTTTACTGTGAAGCTTGGAACACTCCAGATTAATCTATTGTTTGGTTGAGCGGCAAAGTTGCCGTTGTCTAAAGCAAGAACATGAGCACACTTATGTTCTTGAGGTATTTCTGAGTGCTCTACATCTAGTATATTACTATCTGGAGCAGCCCAGTCAATGGTAAATAAGTATTCACCATGATAAAATTTTTTGTCTATGCCTCTAAATTTACCTTTTTCGCCTACTAAAAAATCAAAGCAATGCACACTAGGATGATAACTAAAACAGTTCCACAGTTCCAACTCGTGTACTGACATATCCGGCACTTTGGCTCGGTCATGCGATTTTTGGAAAAACGCTGAGATAGGCAGTCTCCAATAACACGCACCGTTCTCCAGCATACAGTGGAATAGTATGGCACGTCCTGCAATACTTGTAATACCGAAGACCACAACGTCTTCAGCTTCTCCGTGATGTTCTTGTAAATCATATAAATATTCTCTCCTTATCTGACAATAGATTGGTGGTATATTTGCATTTAAATAAGCCATAGTTAATCATAAATATCGCCCCAAGTTTCGCCTGATTCATAGTCAACTTTGTTTGGGACTTCCAAGTTAACGGCATTTTCCATAATCTCAATAATTTTTTTAGCATGTTCATTAGATTCAACTGATAAATCTAATTCATCATGAATTTGTATATGTGCTATAATACCTTCTTTGTAAAGTTCTAACATTGACTTTTTTGTCATGTCTGCTGCAGAGCCTTGTATTAATTTATTTAGTGCTTTGTATGTGTAAGCTCTCTTAATTCCTGGTCCGTGTTCCTTGAGTGCCTCTTCGTGAGGCATAGCTTTATGCATACCAAACTGATTTGGCTCCCACAGATGAAACCTGCATAGTCGTCCTAGTAAAGTTCTTATCTGACCACGGTCTTGTGCACGATTAGATGCCGCACTCATCAACTGTTTTACAAAAGGAACTTTTTTATGATATTGATTAAATAATTCCTCTGCCTTTTCTTTCGTAACACCTAACTCTGCTTGTAATTTATTTTTACCCATACCATAGAATAAACCTAAATTAATTGTTTTAGCTTGTGATCTTGGTATCTGCGCCATGTCTGCAACGATCTGATGAAAGTCTGTTGAGATATCATTATTGTATGCCTCAATAACTTCATAAACAGATGGAAATTTATACAAAGATGCATAGTGCACAACTAATCTTGGCTCTTGTTGTGAATAGTCAAAACATCCCCAAGTATGTCCCTCCTCTGGTAAAAATAAAGATCTAATCAGTGGTCCTAGGTCCTTGTTCCTTGCTGGTAGTTGCTGTAAGTTTGGATTATTGTAACTAAATCTACCTGTTACAGTTCCACCTTGATCTGATCTTATTTGATTTATATCTGCATGTATTCTACCTTTGTGTTCATATTTTATAATCGTATCAATAAATGTTGTGTGAGCCTTGTTTATCTCTCTAGCTTTTGCTATTCTTTGAACCATGGGATGCTTATGTTCTTGAAGAAAGTTTTTGGTAAAAGATGGTGACTCTGTTTTTTCAGTTCTGGAATAATCTAATCCAAGTTTGTCGAAAACTTTGGCGATGCTACGTGCGGCCCATATTTGAACATTTATTTGTGTTTCTTTTTCAACTTCTTGCAGTAATTGTTCTTCTTCTTTTGACAATCGTTCTTTCAGTATGTGAGCTCTTTCGACATCGACGCGAACTCCTTTAAATCTCATGTCAACTAAACAAGGAAATAAATCAGTTTCTAAATTAAAAATAGATTCTATATCTTGATGAATAATTTCTCTTTTCATAACTTGCCAAAGTTCCAATGTTAACTCTGCATCTCTTTCTGCGTATGCTCCTACTTCCATGGCGGGTAGTTGCCATAGATCTTGTTTTGGGTCTAAACCACGTGATTTAGCTGCTTCTATTAATGCGTTTTCTGATTTACCATAACCAAGATAATCCCAACCTAAACTATTTAAACTGTATTGAAAACGATTCTCATCCACAAGTGATGCAGCAATCATCGTGTCTACTATTAAACCATTAATTTTTATACCTAACTGACGTAACCAACACACATCATACATTGCATTGTGAAATATTTTGACAGAAGTTGTAGACATGATATCTTGAAACCATGATAAGACTTTTTTTCGATGCATATTTTGACCTGATGCGTGAGCAATCGGAAAATAAAATTTCCGACCAGGAACAGCAACAGCGATTCCAACAACGTCGCCATTTCCTATCACCGATCCTGAACCTAATTTCTTCAAATCAGGATCACGAGTCTCTAAGTCAATCGCAATCTCGTCGTAAGATCTAAGATCTGGAAACTCTTCCGGCTCTACCCATTCGGTTTGTGCAACAAAAAGAGGAACTTTCATTTATAATCTCTAGCTATAATCATATCGATGTAATGTTTTGCTTTTTCTAAATCTTTCTTTTTACCTTTTCTAGAGTGTCTCAAAAGATATTTTATTACATTACCTGTTGGAAAATCTAATTTATTTTTTATAATAAATTCTGCAGGTTCTATCACATAATCTTTATAGTGATCCCCACCTTTGTCTTTTAACACTGCTTCAAAAAACAATGGGTTCGTCATAAATTATATCCGTACCTTTCTATTTTAGCTCTCATTAAGTAAAGATTTTTTCTTGCACGAGTAACACCTACATACCATACTCTATGTTCCTCATCTCTCTTATTTACACTATTCTCCACAGATTGTCTAATCTTCCTAGCGTTATCTAAAATCAAAACTACATTATCAGACTCACCCCCTTTTGCTGCGTGTATGGTGGATAGTCTTACCCTTGCATCTTCAAATAATTTTTCTTTATTTGATAGCATTAAACGTATATAATCTTTTTGATTTTTTGGTGCGAAAGTAAAGGATTCAAACCAGGTTAATTTTTTATCCATCTTGTCTGTGTATTCTTGTATGTCCTTCATTTCATTTTCCGTAATACTCTCTCCCTTTGTCCATCTAGTGTAGTTTACAATTGCTTTGTAAAGTTTTACTGTGTAACTCTTTCCCTTTTTAGTTTCATAATAAACTCCACGTTCCTCTAATTGTTTCATGATATCTTTTAATTTAGATGCAGTTCTAGCTAATATTAACCAATTACCTTTTGTTGTATCAACTTGATTAATATCAGATATGGTTGTTACACTACCCTCTTCATCTTTTGGACTATATCTTTTACCTACTCTAAGTCCTTGTATTCTATTAATTATTGTTTTTGATGTTTGTTGAACTTGTGATGGTATTCTGTGTGACTGTGTTAAAAATATTTCTCTACCAGATTCGTTAATAAATCTATTTACATCAGCTCCTGCCCACTGAAATATAGCTTGATCATCATCGCCTGCTAAATAAACATCTTGAGATTTTTCTACTAAGACATCATACATTTTCCATTGTAAAGGTGATAGGTCTTGTGCTTCATCTATAAACACGACTTCAAACTCAGGACAAACATTTTTTTCTATGAACATAGAAATTATGTCGTTAAAATCTATTAAATTATTTTTAACTTTATATTCTTTTAAATTTAAAGCTATGTGAGATAGTAGCTCCCACTTAACATCTTCGTTAATATATTCACTTGTGTACCACTCAGATCTTACAGATATATCTTTGTTTCTAGCTTTGTTAATAATTTGAAAGTATAAATTATCACACGTAAGATAGTGACTTTCTTGATCATTATACTTATCTTGAAAGTTGACTCTTATGTTTAACATTTTACCTAAGTCCTCGTAATGGTGAGGTTGCATAATATTTTCCTCTCTGAGTCCAAGTGAATGAAAAGCAAGTGAGTGTAAAGTTTGAAAATATTGTAAATCTTTTTTTGGTTTGTTCATTCTTTCTTTTGCCTCGTTAGCAGCTTTTCTTGTAAAAGCAAAATAACCAATCTTGTCTAGCGGTGTATCTATGTCTATGTAGTGTTTAACTATTTCTAAAAGTTTTGTGGTTTTTCCTGTCCCAGGTGGTCCATAGACTTTTGTTATCATAATATATCTTCTCTATCTTTCATAGAAATTACTTCGTCTTGATACTCCTCCTTTTTAAAATAAGATTTTAATATTTTAACACAAGTAACATCTGGATTAGATTTTTTATCACCAGATTTTTTTGGATATCTTTTTCTACAAACAAAATCTTCGTCTTGTATTTTGTACAATGTTTTCATCAACACACCTGTTCTGTCCTCTTTCATCTTCCATTCTTTATTTTTTAAAAAATTAAAAAATTTACTCCACACAAAATAAACATATTCATCATCCATTAATGTAGCTCCATTTTTAAATGATGTATGACTGTTAGCTAACACTTGAAACACATATTCATTTAAATACTCATGAAGTTTTTCTTCCTGACTAGTTCCCTCTGCTGGTTTAATTAAATCTACTCTACTAAATAATGCTGTTTGTATTTCAAAAAATTCTGAATTTTTTATTGTTGGTGGAACTATGTGTGCTTGCTCCATAAGCACACCCTTTAATTCTCTTTGATCTCTAAGTTTGTTCACGTGGTTTACATGAATTTGAACTGTTTCACCTCCAGGTTTTTCTACCGTAAAATAGTATTCTGGGTTTGGTTTGTAATCTATCTGTGCGAGATTACTTAACATAGGCCAACTTTTCTTTTTATCTGATGCAATACCAAATTTTCTTTTAATACAAACAGATTTCATACAATAATTTACTATTGGATCTTCAGAGCAAGTATGACCTTTAGTATCTTTTTTCCACTGTTTAATTTTTAATTTTACTTTTTCATCATTCCAATTTGATGAATATAAAAAATAGTTTCTAGCAGCTTCTAAAACTTTCTCATCCCAATTATCAGGATATTTTTTTTTCGCAAAAACCATATAATTATATAAAAAACGATCTCTACCATCAGTTAATTTATTTTTAGTTAATGCTTGCAAACAAGGCGGACCATCTATAAACTCTTCTGCCCCACCTGTTAGTTCATCTCTAACCAGCGAGTTTGCAAATTCTTCTAGCTCACTTGCTGTTTTTATGTTTGCATCTACAACTTGTAAAAATTGTTCTAAAGTAAACTCTGTTCCATCATGTGGATTAACTGCTACTCTTTCTTTTTTGTTATAATATGGAAGATTTATAAAATTACCATTAATAGGTGTGCCATTTTCTGTTTTTCCTAATTCTGTTTGTTTTGGAAATATTTCTGTATTAGATTCTAGTTCTAAGACAAACAAAAGTTTATCCAAAAAATTTCTTATGGCCGTAGCTTTTGTCTTTTCTTTTAAAAATATGTAAAGGTGTAACCCACCACTTTTTGATTTTACTGGTATAACTGGTAATTTTTTATCGACAATAGTTTTTAAATATTTTCTTAAATCAAAATTTTTATAATCTGGATCAATATCTATTGCACCAAATTTTGCCATACCTTCATCATCACAAGGTTGCACACCAATAGATTTTTTGCCTTTTAAATGTTGAATATAATCAATGTTAGTAATGGGCTTTCCAGCCCAAGCATGTTTAACTCTAAACTTTCCTGTTGTGGTGTCTTTATAGCCGTTAGAAACATCAGCGTGGCCATAGTCTCTTTTTAATCCATTAAATATCTCTATAAATTTCTGTTCCATGCGATTTGAAAATGGGCAGTTTTAGCTGCCCATTTTTGTTTAAACTAAATAGGTGAATTAGTTTTATTAGAGTTATCGCCATGCTTAACTTGAATGTCTCCTTTTGAAACACTGTCAGAAAAAGCTTTAGCTTGTTGATACATAGAGGCATCTGTCACCTGTTCAACTTTACTAACTTCCCAACCAAACCATGTACCTTTATCATTAGATTGTTGCACGGTTTTTAAATTATAAATGTGGCTAAAAGATGCTGGAGTAAATAATCCATTCTTACCTTTTAGTTTTATACTCTGCATCATGCTGTTCCATTTTCTACTAATTTTTAATTGAGTAGATTTCATTGCAATTAATGCAGTTGACGGAGTTTCCCCCATGGTTATCACAAAGTGACTAGCTGTCTTTTCAATATAATTACCGTTTTGTAATCTATCTTTGTAGTCAGCTCCCCTTGTTGTTTGTGATAAAATATCACTAGTTGATGGATGAATTTGAATGGGAGCTCCTGGGCCATCGCCTCTGTCCTTCCATTCAATGTATTCCAATCTGTAATGACATGGAATAACATTTAATCCTTTTTCTCCATTAAACAACTCAGAAGTCACAGAGTTGTAAATCATGCCAGGTTCTGCACCTTCAACATATTTACCATCTCTTTTATTAACCTCTGGAGATAGTTGTCCTAGTATCTTTAGAAAAGGTAACGCTAAATCTTCTTGAGTTAGATTACCGATTCCTTTATTTGCATCAGCTTCAAAAACATTTGTTGCTAATGCATTTTCTTTTTTCGTTGTTACTTGTGCTTTGCTCATCGTTCTTATTTCCTTGTTATTTTGGTTCTGTTTCCTTGGAACACGTTAAATAGTTCAGAGGGCATATCTAGTCCATTTTCGATACGCTCTCTGACTAAAGCTTTAAGTGTCATAGATTCAACCTTTAATTTTTGGACAGGTTGATATCCCTGACTCTGTGCAAGGTTAGCATAATTTGCTGCCTTGTTATCTTCGTTACGACCAAAGGAAACAGTTACCTCATTTTTAATAAGGTCACCTAGGTCGTTATCTCGAAGCCATTTAAATGCTTCTTCTTTCCTTGCGGTAGGGATAGAAGCACCGTAGACGGGTTTTACTTCAACAGCGGATCCGTCTGCTAATTTCATTGTTCTCACATTCATCTCTTGCATCATAGTTGGTATAACTTCACCTCCAACCATTTCTATTTTCTTTTTAAGTTCTTTAATGTGAGCCTCTGTATCTGCGAGTTCATCTTCTAGTTTTTGTAGTTTTACTACTTGTGAAGATAAATCACCAACATCATCTATTTTAGATAATGAAGATGTTTGATCTTCCTCAAAGTTTATTTTACTCATCTATTTCTCCTTTCTCATATAGATTGATTTGAATGGGATAATATCTTCTTTCTTGTTTATCCCATTTTAGTAAATTATATCTACCGTTTGTTATGTCGGATACAACAGAACAAGCAACACCTATTATAGCAGGATCTCCTGTTAATAATAGATAATCTTCTGGTTTATAATCTCGTAACATTTTACGAAGTTTAAATACCAAAGGTCCAGGTGATAAAATAATTTGAGAAGTTTCTGGTAACAAAACTTTTAACCTCCCATATTCAGACGCACCTATAATATTTATTTTAGGGCGACCATCCCTTGTGCCAGGTATATCTTGTAATATGTAAACAAAATTTTCCTTCATAACTTTCTTGACATTGAATTTAATGTATCCTATATAATATGTCAATAGAAAGAATAAATAAAATTTATGGATTATAAGTTTAAGACAAAGCCATTCGCACATCAATTAAAAGCTTTGGAGTTGTCATGGAAAAAACAAAATTTTGCCTATTTTATGGAGATGGGTACAGGAAAGTCTAAGGTATTAATAGATAATATATCCATGCTTTATGATAATGGTAAGATTAATGGTGTCTTAATTGTGGCACCCAAAGGTGTGTATAAAAACTGGTATGACATAGAGATACCCACACACATGGTTGATCACATAGAAAAAAATGTGGTGCTTTGGCAAGCCAATATTACACAAAAACAAAAATTAAAATTAAAAACTCTATTTAAAACAGGAGAAGAACTAAACGTTTTAATTATGAATGTGGAAGCTTTTTCAACCAAAAAAGGAGTTGATTTTGCTGAAAGATTTTTAGCATGTCACAAGGCCATGATTGCGATTGATGAATCAACCACTATAAAAAATCCTGGTGCTAAAAGAACAAAAAATATTTTGTCTCTATCTAGGTATGGTAAGTATAAAAGAATATTAACAGGATCTCCGGTTACTAAATCACCATTAGATTTATATACACAGTGCGAGTTCCTTGATCCGTGGTTATTGGGTCATAGTTCTTACTACACGTTTAGGACTCGATATGCTCTAATGAAAACCGCTAACTTTGGTGGTCGTTCTGTGCAAATCGTAGTTGGTTATAGAAATCTAGGGGAACTGTCTGATAAACTAAAATCTTTTTCTTACAGAGTTTTAAAAGATGATTGTTTAGATTTACCAGAAAAAACATACATGAAACGAATTATACAATTAACACCAGAGCAATCTAAAGTTTATAATCAAATGAAACAACTAGCGCTTGCTGAACTAAATGGTAAAGTCGTTACTACTGCAACAGTTCTAACTCAACTTATGCGACTTCATCAGATAACAGCAGGTCATTTTAAATCAGATGATGGTGAGGTTCAAAATTTAAAAAATGAAAGAATCACAGAACTTACTAACATCTTAAATGAGATTAGTGGAAAAGTTGTAATATGGGCACATTGGAGAAACGACATAGAAACAATTATTGAACATCTTAAAAAAGAGTATGGGGATAACTCAGTAGTTACTTACTACGGAAAAACAAGTTTGGACGACAGACAAAGTGCCATTAAAAAAATGCAAGATCCAAATAGCAGCGTTAGATTTTTAGTTGGCACTCCGCAAACAGGGGGATATGGTATCACTCTTACTGGTGCATCAACCATGATTTATTATTCTAATGGTTATGACTTATTACTAAGACAACAATCAGAGGCTCGTATTGATCGTATCGGTCAAACAAAGAATATAAACTACATAGATATTATTTGTGAGGGAACTATTGATGAGAAGATTGTTAAAGCCTTAAGAAAAAAAATTAATATTGCAACAGAAATAATGGGAGAGGAGCTTAAAGATTGGATATGATGGTGATGTTAGCACTAACCATAGCTATTTTGGCTGTAATGTTTATTAATTCAGCGTCTTAATTTTAGGGGTACCCAAGTATCCTAAAACGTAAAAGACAGGCCTCTACGGCTATTTAAACGGCTTTTTATTTGTAAAAAATGGTGAAAAGAGACAAAAGTAACATTCCTAGACCACCAAGCAACCAATAGAGTAATCTGTCTACCTTGCCATGAATTTTGTCAATATCTTGATGCATGTGTTTGAGATGATTGTTCTTAATAGAACTAACCTCACGTTTTAATCCTGTGATATAGCCATACAAAGCTATAATGTGTTCTCCGGTTGTTTTAGGATCTTTTGCCATTATCTCCCTCCAAAGGCTCTAATTCTATCGATAGTTTGTTCTGACGTCAATGGTGTTCGTGTTTGAACAATATTAGGATTAGGTGTTGGTGTTGGCTGTAGAGGGGGTGTTTGTATTTGAACATCTGAAGATATTACAGGTTTTTCTTCTTCAAAAAAATTAACCTCTCCATCAATTAAATCTATGTTTCTGTTTTCTGAGATAATTTTGTTAATTCCAGAAAAAGCTTGAAAATAAGGATTAGGCACACTTACACCTTCTTTTGTATTTAAATCATTATTTATTTCAGAAATCCTATTAACAAAAAATTCACTAGGTTTATTAGGAGTATATTTACCTCTCATTAAATCTTCAAAAATATCTTTTCTTAATCCTTTTCTTTTAACTTTTCTTTCGATAACAATATTAGAAACACCTAAAGTTCTGGCAGCATCTATGTTTTTATACATCTCTTTTAAGGCTACAAATCTTCTACTTTCAGAATATTTATAAGCATCTAAAATATCTTCTCTAGAAACACGTCCACCTCTTAACAAAGGAGCTGTAAATAAATTATTTGATTGTCTTAAATCACTTAAAAAAGATGTGGTCATAAAAGTTAGAGCTTTTTCTGGATCTGATTGAATAATTCTATATCCAAATAATCCCGGTAATTCATCATCTAAATTAAAAAGATCACCGTATTTAGTTGTTTTACCTGTTGCTGCTTCACCTAATCTTTTTAATTGAGGTAAAGAACCTGGAGCTAAAGCCTCACCTATGTGAAATATACCTTTTCCAACTCTTACCATTGGGTCATCAGCCTCAGACCAAATTCTTCTACCATCTTTACCAACACCTCTTCTTAAAGTGCTGTCGATTAAAGCTTCAACAAAAATAGACTCTGAAGCAAATGGTTCTAGTATTTCACTAACTCCATCAACTAATCCCTTACCAAGAGCTTCTTTTAAAGATTCATTAGAACCATCTGTTTGAGATAGCGCATTTTGCACAGCTCGATAGGGTCTAAGTAAAAAATCATAAGCGTTTGAGTAACTGAAATCTAGATATTTTAAATGTCCTTTTTCATTTCTTCCTTGTGGAATTAGTGTTGAATTTTTTGACCACTCTGGAACAAATCTTCTTAAAGCTCTCATTTCTTCATCGGTAACATTGTGTTGAGCTTTGCCCATTTCAGCTAACATTATAGGTATACCTCCAACGGTTGTTCCAAAACCAAGTAATCTTCTTAAACCTAGAGCTCTTAACTGTGGGATTCCACTTGTAATTTCATCAATAGATCTTTCTATGATATTATTACCCGTTCTCATAATCTCTAACGGAAATGCTATGAAGTTTCCAAATGGTGATTGTCTTAAGGCTTTTGCTGTTCGACCAATATATTCGTAGTTTGGAACTTGATTTCTAACGATATTAGCAGATATTTCATCTAAGAACCCTTCAAAAGATTCATCAACAATTTCTTTTCGTGCTGTTTGTTTACTAAAATATTGACCTGCTGCTTCTAGTCCTTTAACTTCTCCATTTAAAACTGCTTTATAGTTTTGTCTATTTATACCAAGTTGATTTAAAATACTTGAGTGTCTGTTTCTCTCTAACTCAAATGTGGTAATTTTCCAAAAATCATCTTCTGCAATATAAGATTCTTGTAGTTTACCAAATACTTTTTTAACTCCACTAGGTAATTTTTCTAATTTTTGTATTGCTTTTGCACCACTTGCTCCTCCAGCTATATCTCGAGTAAGTCTAGCTATCTCCCCCGCCTCAACTTGTGTTCCTACAATTCCTAACCTTTGATACCTTGCAAAATTTCTGGCTTTTTCCTCTGACAAAGTTCCAAATACTCTTCCAGCTGTTAGTTCATAAGCATCACCCAAAACACCTTTTCCACCTAAAATTTTAGGTGCTAAAGTTTGAATGTCAGTTAAACCAGGTAATATTGCTCCGTTTGATAAAGTAAACGCCGTAGCACTTAAAAAGTTTCTTACGTGAGTTATTGGTGATAAAATTGTTTTTGCAATTTGTGTTGCACCCTTTGGTGCTAGTAACATGTATCGATAAGCAAGACCTATTTGTGTATTGTTTAACCAGTTGCTCATAGTGTCAAACATAGCCTCGTACTCAGGTGCTCTAACATATTTACCCTCTAATGCTGATAAACCTTTTAATTGTCCTGTTTCAGGTTCAACATATCTAAACTTATTAGGATCTAATTTATTAGCAAAATCATCTCCAAACTCCCTTGCCATTTCTTGTGCTGTAAATATTTTTTTATTCGGACCTGTGCTAAACGCTTTGTTTAATTCATCCATATATCTCAATCCATAAAATAATCTTGCTTGTCTAGAAGTTGTAGCGTGAAACGTATAGGTAGGATCTTTAACAACTCCTAATAACTCTCTTTGATAAGGTTCTGCAACTCGTTTAGTTAAAACATCTGGTTGCAAAGCGACTGCTTTTATTTCTTCAGGGGTAGCTTTTTTACCAGTCACAGATTGAACGCCACTTTTAAATTCTTTTTTTAATACATCTTCAACATCTAAACCTTGTTCGTTAATATAATTTTGTATTTGTGTATCTATGTTAGCATCCATTCTTTCTAATTCTGCTTTTGATTGAGGAATTAAATCTCCTTTTTTAAATCTAGGAGTTCCATCTGCTAATTTTTCTGTTGAATCTTGAAGAAAATAATTTTTTTCATTCGCAGCATAAGATTTTAATTTATCTGCTTTTAAAATTTCTCTAGACTTTTTAATTGTTTCTTCTGTAACTTTATATTTTTGAAAAAGAGGTAAATCATCAAAAGCTTTAAACCTATAATTTACATAACTTCCTAATTCATTAGAAAAAGTTTTAAATTGATCATCTGTTAGTTTACCTCCTTGCATAAGAAGAGAGGACATATTGTCAATTCCAAGACGAAGATTGATAATACTATCAGTTAATTTTTTAGAAGTAATATCATCAACTCCAGCATTTTTCATAGTGTTTTGTAAAAGTTTTAAAGAACTACTAACCTGATAATCATCTTTTGTAAAAATACCTTTTTTTATTCTAGCTGATCCTTGTAAATTTTGTTTTATTTGTTTTAGTTCATTTTGAAGTCTCGCTCTTTGTTTAGTTAAAATTCCTTTTCTTTCTATTTGAAGAACTTCAGCGGTCGGATCTTTTTTGGCTGCAATACTTAAATCTTTTAATTCATCATCAATAAATTTAATTTGATTTTCTAAATCAGGAACTTTAGATAATAATTGTTGATGACCTTTATTAATTTTAATTTTTGCTAAAACTCTATCTCCTCTTGCAGCGTTAAGGAGTAAATCTTTAGAATCAACTGGAGATGGCCCAATAAAATTTGGATTAACTTTACCTTCAATTATATCTTGTATTCCCTCTTTTATTTTTTCTTGTGTTATAGGTTTAAAGTTTTCTTCACCAAACTGTTTTCGTAGAGCATCATTAAGTGGATCAACAATTTCTTTAGTGAGTTGATCTAATTGTCTTGCTGATTCTAAACTTGAACGTTCGATAGCTCTTATGGCATCTTCTGAAGTTTTTAAAGATTCTAACGTAAACCTACTTCCACCACCTTGTGGTGATAGTCCTAGTCTTACTTTTTGAACAATTCTTGCAGCAAAACCTGGTGCAAATTCATCTATGCCATTCGGATCAACATTTCTTACTTTTTGTATTCCTTTACCTGCACCAATTAATGCAAGATTAAACAAAGCACCCTCTGTTCCAAACTTTAATCTATTTTTTAATCTACGATAAGCTTCATCTCTACCTTCTTTTGATGTATCTCTATCCAGCATAGTTATTGCATAGGGTTCTAGTGAAGTCCCTTTTGCAATATCTGCTAACGTTCCAATATCCTCATCTGCAACAATAGCTTCACCAAGTCCAGCGCCTATAATTCCACCGCTTGTTTTGCCCATTATCTTTCTACCTGCATTTGTCAGGCTGAAACTCTTTCCTGCTCGTTTTGCAGCTATGGCTTTCTTAGCTGTTTCTCTAGCAAATTGTTGACCTTCTTTTACACCTAATTTTCTTAATTCTTGAACAGCTGCTCGTTTACCTAACCCTCTAGCAGCAGTGGCTCCCGCTCTTGCACCAAGTGCAAAACCACCTACACCTAATGGTGCAATTTGTGTAATCGCTTGTGTGATTTTACCAACGGTTCTAGCTTCTGCTTCATCGTCAAAAGGATTAACATCATCAAACCATTGCTCCACACTTTTAGCTGTATCTGTATCACCAATTAAATCAAATATTTCTGCTCCCAGAGATACAAAACCTTTTGGTATGTTCCAAAGACCTGTTGCTACACCAGCTAATGCTGATTCAAAAAAACCAACATCATCCTCTGGTTTAGCTTCTTGTTTATTTAATTCGTCAACTGATATTTCTTGACCAAGTTCTATAGCCATGAATCCTCCTATTTAATAGGCTTTACCGTGCCTGGTCCACTGCCTAGAAATAATTTACCTTGTTCATCGTAATAATAAATACCTTCTTCTACTTTAGATGAATCTTTTTTACCTTTTTTTAAGGGAAATTTTACAATAGTTTTATCATTAAGTTCTTTATCATAAATTTTTGTAGCTAAATTTAATGCAATTTCGGGTGATGCCACATCTAAAACTTTTTGTCTTGCTTCTATTGCTTGTGTTCTAGTTTTTGCATCAGTGCCCAACATTTTTTGAGCAACACCTCTAATTCCAGCATCATCGCTTTTTAATGCTGTTGCTAAACCTTTTATTCTTCTAAGAGTAGGATCATCTATTCTACCAAGAGCAAATTTAGCGGCTTCTAACTCTAACGCTTTGTCTGTTGCTCTTTTAGTTCTTTCAATTCTGCCCAGTTGAGAAATTGGATCCATGGCTGCTCGTCCTATTGCTCGTGTTAAACTACCGCCAGGTTGAGCTATAAGATTAGCTCCAAATTTTGCAAGTTGTAAAAATCTTTCTCGATTAATATCATCTTCATCATCTTTTGTTAATTCTTTAAACATACTCATGTAACTTTTAACTGTTTCAATATCATCATCTATGTTTTTAGAAGTTGATTTTGTATTTTTACCATCACCAGAGTCACCTGGTTTATCTGTTTTTTCTGCTATCTTAACTAATGGAAATCTATCCTTTTGTTTTTGTAACGTATCTGAACCTAGACCAGCTTTTTCAGCTTCTTTTATTTTAGTTTCTATATCTTTTTTTCTCTCTGTTATAAAAGCTTCTTTTCCTTGAGGACTCTCTAAAAAACTAAGTTGTTCCGATGTATTAATGTCAGCTAAATATCCTTCGTCTAAAGCTGATAGTTGTTGTAGTTCCATCATTTTTTTTCTATACTGTTCATTAAGATCAGGTGTTCTTTGTAAATTTCTTAGAGCAATTTTTTTTTGATTTTCTTTAGTTTGAAATTGTTCAAAAGCAGACTCAAATCCGGGAGAACCACCTGTTTTCATTTGTTGTCTATCAACAATACCATTCATAATTCCTTCCATAATCGGACCACCTTTTCTAAACATAGGTCTTTTTAAAGTTTGACTCATTATCTTCTCAAAGCTCCATAAATTCCTGCAAACGTCGCCCCTGCTCCTAGTGCAGTTTGTAGTGGGCTAGGACTAGGTTGCGAAGTAAATTGGAACTGACCTGGATAGCCTCCCATTAAACCTGTAACACCTGTTCCAAAGAAACCAGCTCTTTGTAGTGGTTCAAAAGCAGCTTCTCTTGCAGCTTGGTTAGCGGCATCAATTTGTGCTTGAGCAAATGCTTGTTGAGCACCACCAACAGTTCCTAGTTGAGAAATGTCTTCTTACTTCTCTCTTCTCCTTCC